CTTCTAGATGCTGCAATCCGCGAGAATCTAAGAATTCGCGAGAGGCATTTTCGTTCCATATCTTAACATTCTTTTGTTTTAGAATTTTATTATCAGTAGAACCGCTTATAAACCAAAGCAATTCTTTTAAACATGTTTTCCAAGCAAGTTTTTTAGTAGTAAGAATAGGTATTTTATTATTAGATAAGTTAAATCTCATGGAGGTTCCAAATATAGCTTTAACATTACCATTTCTACCGGTTTCATTGTAACCATTTTCTAATATGGTTTGTATCAAATTAATATATTGGTATTCATCCAATGTATTATTCATTAAAATATTACGTATTTTTATTTTTAATTTCTTTTGATAAAACATATGGAAGCTATGAAAGAAACGGGTTTAGATATAAAAGATACATTTACAAATCATGTATTTAAATTTGACACAGATAGTAAAAATGAGATATTAAATTTATTTCAATACACAATGATATCATTTATTTTAGTTGTAATATTAAATAAGTTTTTCCAAACTTACATACCGGAGGCGGATGAGACGAAACATTATACAACATTAATTTTTGAGATGCTTATTCAGGTAACAGGTTTATTTTTAGGAATGATTATTATTCATAGAATAGTAACATATTTACCTACCTATACTAAAACTTCATACAGAGAAATAAATATGTTAGGATTTGTAATTCCATTTTTAGTTATACTATTAAGTCTACAAACAAAATTAGGCGATAAGGTAAATATAATATTAGATAGTTTAGGGTTTATAAATAAATTTACAAATAGACATCAAGGTCTTAGTAACAGTAACAGTAATGTAAATAGTTTTACGATATCACAACCATTATCGTATGGTCCGATTCAACCGATACCCAATGAATTTACGGGTCAGTTATTGCCTACACCCGGTATGGCAAGTACACAAATACCACAGACGCAACAGATCTCAAATGTAGGTATTCAAGACACCGAAGCTTCACAAGGTGTTTCGGGTATAGGTTTAATTCCGAGTAATGATGAACCTATGGCGGCGAATGCGGCATTAGGAATGGGTAGTTCTTGGTAAATTATTTTTCATTAATGATTTGACTTTTATTCTACCCAACCATTTTCTATTATAAGTAATAATGTATACAATTATGAAGGATACAAGTAATATAAAAAATACTAATACATATAAAAGTAGATTAGTTATATTATTTTTGATAGTATTAAATTCTTTTATTTTTTTTTTTAATTTTCCTAAAATAATTATGTTATTAGATGGGTCGGTTAATAAGGATGTTCCCATGTAATATTATTTTATAACGTTATAAAATAATATTAATATAACCTAATATGGTTGAACAAGAAATATTGGATGCTGCGATAGAAAACAGCAAAAATAATTCAATTATAAAGCTAAATAGTTATAAAATAGCTAAATTTAAAGAAAATATACTTTTAGAATTAAATTTATCGGAGACGGAACGAGATGGTTTTTTAGAAAAATTAATTAATTATAGAATGGTGGATGAGATACCGGATTTAGAACTTGGCAATTATATAAGATGGATATCTATTAAAGAAGATGTAAATGAAATAAATTTAACAAATGGGGGGTGTATTTTGAGTATAGAGATAGAGGAAACTGGCGTGCATATAAAATGCAAGAATTATATGAATAAAATATTTCAAATAAGATTACATGAAAATATAGTATTTCAAAAACTAACAAATGATGAGGAATTGTTGCTAAAAGTGCTAGATTATTTAGAGACGTAATGTATATTTAATATATTTATATATTATTAGCATGGAATTTATAAAAGAAATCTCTAAATTTTTTAAAACAATAGGTAAGTTGTTTGCTGGTATAGGTGAGTTTTTAATAAAAACATTAAAGGGGTTTGAGAATACTAAAAATCCATTATTTCAAATGTATGGTATTAAAATACCGGTATGTTATTTACATCCTTTTTTTGTAATAGCATATTTGGTGTTGAAACCTTTAAAAGAGTTTTTAATAAACACAGTAATGATGACAGCGGAACCATTAAAGTATGTTAATCTTATAATTAGTTTAGGTTTTAGTAGGGAAAAGTGGATGAACTGGTCTAGAAGTTCATCGCAACAGAAAAATAAAAAATTACAAAAGATGAGTGATATTGTTAAAGATGAGGTAGATAAAAATATTACAAAAATATTATGGGTTTGTTTTTTTATGTTAGCATTTTCGTTTATATTTGTCCCATTAATAGTAGCATATGCATATCAAAACACAGGAGTTGCCTTGCGAATAATGTTGCAAATTATGATTACAACATTTATAGTGGGTATAATATTTAGTAATTTAACATCTATCCAATCGTTACCGATAACCATGGGTATAATAACGATGGTTGTGTATAGTTACGTAAGATATACAAGGATAATAGCTGTATGCGCTGGTAATAAGTCTGGTTCAGGAACGATTAAGAATAAGACACAGCCAACAGGTAGATTGTTGCCTTTTTTGTTTATGTTACAGGAACCTATGGATAAAACGAGTACAAAATTTACAAATTTCTTGGCTCACTTTGGTAAAGAAGGATTTTTATCAAAGTATATTTATTGGATAGCGTATCCTATTCGTATAATAGGAATTTTAACTTCAGGTTCATGGTTTTCAAGTAGTGAACGAGATTTGAATCCACCGGACAGATTATATGGATTTTTGTGGTGGTTTTTGAATAATATAGATATTCGCACACAAATTTTTGGCAAGTCAAAAAGTTTTAAATTATACGATGTTGAAAAATTAAAGGAAAATTTTTATAAAAAATTTTCAGAATTGAATTCAGAAAGTTTTCCTGCTCCATTATCTACTGTGGCGGCATTTGGTGAAATAGCATTTAAAGGACTTCATGAGAAGGAACATATGAAACGTGGTGATGAGGAAAAACAGATAGGTGATGAGGAAAAACAGATAGGTGATGAGGAAAAACAGATAGGTGGTGCTGTGGTAAGTGATAGTTATAAGAAAAGATATGCTGCAAAACTTGCGGTTAAGTTGAAATTAATGGAGCTTTGGAATGCAGCGTTGCCTTGTCGTCTAAGAAAAATGATGATATTTTTCTCATCTTTATATTATGGTTTAATAATATTAATACGTCTTGTAATAATACCTACATTAATCATACGTTATATTACATCATTAAACATAGAGGATTTATTAAATAATACGGATAGATCGGGTAGATTAAAGGGGTTTTATGTGTTATTTTTAACAACAGTATTAATAATTAATGTGTTATCAACATTAATAATAGTTTTTCCAAATCCTAATGTGAATCATGCTGCAATGAAACCATTCTATCTTATAAGTAAATATATGACGATGGTATTTTTCCCGTCGTTTATAATAGCATATTTCTTTAATCATATAGTGGAGGGTTGTTTTGAGAGTTATTCGGCAATAGATAAAATAAAGAAAGCTATGGACGATCTTACGGGGCAAAGCAAAAAAACAAACATGTCCGCGGAACAGGAAGCGGCAAGAAATGAATTACAAACATGGTTAGAATGTTTCTACGAGCACAACAATGAAAAACGAGCAGCAAAACCTGGAAAGATAAAGAAAGAAGCGAATAAAAAATACAAGAAGGCTGAGCAATACAAGAATAACTTAATTAAAGATTATGGTCTTAATACATGGGAATGTCCGCCCGATGAAGACGAACCAAGTTCTGATGAAAGTTCAGAAACAGGCAATCTTGGTGGAGTATTTTAATTTTTATAATGCAAAGGTATTAGACATTCTATATGTATTTTTTTTATCATGTTCCTCGCGTAATATACCCAATTGTATGGTCATGCTAACAGGATAATTTTTAAAATCTACAAGGCGTCCGTCATGATATCTAAATTTAAATTTAAATTTTGACAGTTTTTCTAATGGTGGTTCAGAATAGTAATAACTTGTAAAGAATGAACTATCATGTAATACGGTGGACCCTATTTCAATAGAAATGGGAATTTTAGCAAACGATGAATTATATACGCCATTGTAATCATTACTGGTTTTATTCAAACATTTTTTACCTCTTAGAGTAATATTATTAGTTTCAATATGTTTATAATTTCCTGAACGTTCTCCGCGTAATGAGGCCAATGCTACACAAGATAAATTTGATATATCGGTAATGTCATTATTGATATCAACGGAGTATGGTTCAATTTCGTCTATTGAGTTATAGTGTTCTAATTCAAGATAAATATCTTGCTCACCCAATATCTGACTTGGATTAGGTGTTTTAATAACTTGCAATGTATCTGGGATGGTCGTTTTAGAATTATCACTTCCTATTATAGTATGTGAAGTTTCACTGGTAGAACTATATATTTTTTTATCAAATCCTAGGTAAAACGGAAGTCCCCAATTAAATGTGTATTGGTGTACATTATTATTAGGAAATATATTAGAATATGACAATACTTTAGAGGCATTTATGTTAAATGAGGCATCGGTATTAGCATGACTGAAATAAAATGACGTATTAATATCGTTATAATGAACGTTCATTCCGCTATCGCGTTCTTTTAGTTTTGTATCAATTGCGATGGTCATTTGTTCGGGAGTATAATACCCATCGTCAATTTCTATGGTATAATTGTTGCCGCATATGTCAACGTTCATTTTAGTATTTTGGTTATAGTTTGATATAATATGTGTTTTTTTTGGAAGTTGTATGGATACGAGTTGAATACTGGATACTTTTTTATATTGTATAGGTAATCTAACTTCAAACTCATTGGAGTTAGGCCATTTTGTTATATCTCTATCTTGTGAATGTATAGAAACATTTTTTCTTTCAAATAGGTAGTTTTTGTTTTCTTGGAACATTATATATAATAAAATAATAAAATAATAAAATATAACTTATTAATAAACATGGATAATGATAAAAAAGAGTTACAAAAGTTGACGATATTTTCTAATGGAGTGGGAACGTTATTATATTCAACGAAACAAAAAGGTTTATACAAACCTGGATTATTGATTATAATGATTTCATTGATTGTAAACATGTATATAGAAAGTGTAAATAGTGGAAATAATAACAACCTGATACCTAAATATATTGCGACTATTATTTATTTAATTGTAATATTTATTATCTATTATTATTTATATTATAAATATGAGGATATAATACATGAAAACAACATATCTGGTGAATTTAAAAGATTTTCAAATCAGGTAACGGTAATATTTATAGTAGTATTTTTTATGGAGATATTCTTTATGATAGATTTGATGAGCGCTAAAAAAGGTATAAATTTTGATTATGTATTAATATATTCAATTATTGTATACTGTTTGACACTAAGATTGTCAATGATAACTACAGATATGTATATTAGATTAAAAAACTAATATTTGGTTCACAAATGTATAAATTTAAAGGTTAATCCATATTTATCTTTATCTTCCCAAATACCGGATATTTTAATAAGAATTATATTAGGACGATCTTTATAATTAAATATTTTTATATATCTTTGATTTAGTTGTTCTTTTAATTTAAATTTTATTTTTTTTGAACACGAGTAGTTATTTAATATAGAAAATTCTATATCACACAATTTTTGACATAATAAATTGTCTTCAATGCCAATAGAGTAACAATTATTTTGCGTATTTTTTAAATTAGAAAATGGAGTGGCAATGTGTAGAGTATTTATTACAGAATTCTTATCTGAATAAATAACTCTAATAAATTTTCCGTTATCAATTACATTATTTTTTATGCTTTCACTAAAATATAAAAATTTATTATTATAATAATCAATATCAGTATATACAATCATTAAAGTTATATTGATTATAACTTTAACATATTTAGAAATATTTAATTTAAATAAATTAGTAAGATGAAATTTTACGAGGATCATTTTGTGGATTATGTTTCAAGAGTGGACGAAGGCACATTACATTCTAAATTATGCAAGGAATATGACAAACTACCAGATAGTATAGATGATTTAAATAACATGATATTTTACGGGCCTGATGGTGTAGGTAAATATAGTCAATCATTAAACTTTATTAAAAAGTATAGTGCAAGTAGTTTAAAATATGAAAAAAAGATAATGTTTCAGTTACCTAAACAGAGTTATAATCTTAGGATAAGCGATGTGCATTTTGAAATAGATATGGAAGTTCTTGGTTGTAATTCTAAAACGAATTGGAATAGTATTTATAGTAATATTATAGATATTATTAATACAAAAAAAGGACACAAAGGTATAATATTGTGTAAAAATTTCCAGTGTATACACAACGAGTTACTTGAGGTATTTTATAGTTATATACACAATAATATTAATATAAAGTACTTTATATTAACATCCGAAATATCATTTATTCCAGATATAATAACAAACAAATGTAAAATAATAAATGTCCCTTTTTATAGTAAAACCTTGTGTAAGAAAATGCTGGGTTGTAAAGGCACTAATGTGAGTAATATTAAATATATAAAGGGTGACGTAGAGGAATTAGAGTATTTAAACAACAACATATGTAATAAATTAATATCTGTAATAATAGATTATAATAATAATATAAATTATGCAGAATTACGAGAACATATTTACAGCATATTAACGTATAATATGGACATTAATAATATAATTTGGTATATTATTAAGAAATTAATAAAAGACAATAAAATAAAGAGTTGCAAAATAGGTGATGTTCTTGAAAAAACTTTTAAATTTTTTCATTTATATAATAACAATTATAGACCGATTTATCATTTAGAAAATTACTTTTATTATTTAGTAATCATTGTAAATGAATTATGAAAGAGCATGTAATATTTTGAATATAGATAAAAATGAAGAATTATGTGATTTGTATTTAAAAAAGAAATATCGTTTAAAAGCGTTAAAATATCATCCGGATAAATGTAGAAATAATGATGCAGGAGAATTATTTATAGAGATACAAGAGGCTTATCAATATTTACTTAACAATAAAACATCGGAGGATGCAATAAAAACAAAATACAATAATATATTAAAGGATTTTTTAAAAGAGTATTTTGAGAATGAATCAAATGTAGAAATAGTGGTAAAAATAATAAATAAGTCGTTTATAAATTACGTGGTAGAGAATTGTGAGTATGAAAGTATATTAAATATATATAGATTTTTAAGAGAATATAGTGAATTATTTGAAGTGGATAATTCAATTCTTGAGTTTTTAAAGAAAAGAATAGATACAGAAATAATTATTTTGAATCCAAGTTTAGATGATATATTAGATGGAAATTTTTTTATTTTGAATTATAACGATTTAAAATTAATGATACCTTTATGGCATCATGAAGTATACTATGAATTAGATAATTCAAATACATTATTAGTTAAATGTATTCCTGAATTAAGTGATAATATATTTATAGATATTAGCAATAATCTTCATGTTTTAACGAGTAATGAAGAAGAAGAAATACAAATAGGAAGTAAGATATTTAGATTAAATTTAAAAAAAAATGAAAACGAATTAAGATTTGTAGGAGAAGGTATAAATTCTATTAATACAGATGTTTACAATAGTAAAAAACAGGATATTATAATTTATTATTAATTCATTATTAATTCATTATAATTAAATATATTATAATTTATTATTAATTCATTATTAATTCATTATAATTAAATATTTTATAATTCTATTATATAAATGAAAACATTTAATAAACAGGCTGCGAGTTTAAAAAAAAACCTAAAACAAAATAATCTCATGCCGCTTTTTGTTGTATTTTCAGTTATAGTCATGCTTTCGTTAACATACAAATCTGTAAGTAAAGTGAACGGTGTAGGCAACACCATGTTCAAAGAAGGAAATCGCAATAGAAGACGTCGTGTAAGACAAGGTTTCAGAGAAGGCACTACTGACGGCGATGATGACGACCCTGATGACGACCCTGATGACGACGCTAAGGGGGGGGCAGAGATACAGGCGTTCATGAATAAAGAAGGTATTCGCAATAGAAGACGTCGTGTAAGACAAGGTTTCAGAGAAGGCACCGTGGAGAAAAAAAATGACCCCCTACTCGG